TGATTCGCGTATGTCAGCCAACACATCATTAACGGCCCGCGCCACTTCTTTTACGCCTTCATCCTTCGCGCCAACCGCGCCAAGTAACAACAAGTCGCGGGTGTCTAGCAAAATGTCAAACTGGCCCGGTGTTGCATATCCACCGCGAAACGCTGCCACCGCGCTAAGAATGGCAATTTCCAAGTCAGGCACAGAATACAGAAACGCCATTGTTGGGATAACCTTTGGCCTGATTTGACGTTTGCTTTGCTTTCTCAAAATAACGCCTCCTCGAAGTTGTTCCAATCAATTTCATGTAACGGCTTGGTTACTTCAATCAGATACATCACACCATCTGCTGGCTGCTCATACGTCCATCTGACAAGATGACCGTCATCATCCAGGATGCCGTAGCGTGTCAGGCTCATGCAGGCACCATGCAGAGGAAAGGAACGCATGCCATGCACACGAAAAAAACGGCGGTGTCACGGTCAGCCGCAAGAATCCACTTTTTGCCAAGCTGCAACACGCTACGAGTCCAGCCTTTGCGCTGGTGAATCACTGCTCGCCTGTTTGCATAGTCGCGCATTGGGAAAAGCTCTACTGCTCTACGGGCTAACTGCTTTTTTGTTTTCATGTTTTGCATATTGCCTCCCTGTGAGTAGCGCCCCCCGAAGGGGGCTGGTTTATTAACGTTTCGAAAGATACTGGTCAAAAGCTTCATTGATTGCGTTTTGCTGTTCTTCGGCAGTCAGGCGCAAAAATCTTACGCTTTCGTAATTTGTAGTGCTGATTTCTGCATCGCAAAACCACTCATCAGAGTAGCCAACATCTGGCTCCTCGCAGCGCACATCAAGCCAAACCAAAACCGGGAAGCCACCACGAACGGTGAATTCTTGGCACACGTTGTAATACGCCAACAAGCGACGTTTGTTTTTTTCCTTGGTAAAAACACGCTTGGTTTCAGCGCAAGACACGGCGGCGGCTTTGGTCATAATTTCTGCGACTTGTTCAAGTGTTTGCATGATGCAGCTCCTTGGGTTGTGTTGCGTTGTTGATGTGTTCATATTACGCACAATGCGCGCATGATGCAAGAGTTTTTTACAACAAAATGTAAAAAAAGTGTTTGTACGATAAAAAACCCGCCTTGTGGGCGGGTTAGTTGTTGGCTGTGAGATTGGTTACTCACCTGTGGGCATTGCTACGAATAACCAGACAAGTGCACACTTGATACTGAACGACTCATGCTTCCTGCGATGGGAATTTTAGCCCGTTTTGTTAAATCCAGCAGATGTGCATCTGCCGATATAGCCGCAATCACACACTCATCGTTATCGTATCCCACCGTATAATTGCCGTCCTGATGCGTCAGGCCGAGCCAACAAAAATGATTTTACGCACAAAAAACACAAGATGCAAGTTTTTTACAACAAAATGTAAAAACCCGCCGAAGCGGGTTAGTTGTTGGCTGCAAGATTGGGTACTTGCCTGTAAGCATTGCTACTGTTTTGCGCTTTGTTTCATAGGCTGTGCATTTCAACACGTGGTGAGCACTCTTCCCCAAACCCGAAGGCCAGAGAGTCCAGACCAAAAGGCTGGACGGTGTTCCACCTACTCCACTCCCTGCAACAGTATCTCACCGTATGGTTGACGTCTTGGTGCGCCAAGCCGAGCCAACATTGACAATGTTATACATATACATAACAAAATGCAAGTTTTTTTACAACAAAATGTAAAAAACCCGCCTAGGTGCGCATCGTTGAGAGGCGTGGCGGGTTAGTTGTTGGTGGCCGGTGCTGATCTCCGGCATCTGCCTGCCACCACTGCTGTCGACCAACCAACATCTCCCGAGTCGAACGGGATCGCAGTGGAGGGCGCATCAGCCTGCGCATTCACCAACACGGCTGGGGACTTGGGAGCTACCCTTAATCCAAGCTTCGCTACCTTGGAAAATCCCCATGCGTGTTAGTTGTTGGTGGCCGGTGCTGATCTCCGGCATTTGGCATAGTCTCGTGCTGCTGCCAAGCAGTTCAACTCACGATAACTGACAGATTGGCTATCAAACTATTGCGTATCAGCCTACGCATTCACCAACATGGGCAAGAATCTGCCTTTGAGCATCTTCATTGCCTTTTCCTACTATAACAAAATCGCCAATAGTTTCAAGGTATGCGCGCCAATCTTTTTGCTCCGGCGATACGGTGCCGCCTTTGGTACGTTTCATCTCGACCCAGGTTCTCCAAGCCGGGATGTAAAGGTCTGGCACACCCTTGGACACGCCCTCGGCCTTGAGCCGTCCTGCCACGCTTGGCGACCTAGCGCCGCCGTTGGGAATGGCAAAGATTCTGACGCCGGGGTAGCTTTGGCGGAACCATCTTACGAACTCGCGTTGTTCTTCGTGCTCGGTTTTTATTCGCTCCATGATCTAGTCAGCACCCTGTAAAATTTTCCGTCTTGTTTGTAAGTGATGGTAGCTGGGGCCATGCCTTTATTCATTGCATCGGCAATGCCATCAAGTGATGATTCCTCAGTGTTCGGCGCGCGGCTCATGCGTTTTGCCTCCACCAGCCTTTCTAACGACTTTTGCCCTGCGTATCCTTCGTGGTTGATGGGTAGATATTCGGTAATCGGTTTATCACTCAAAGCCCCGTAATACGTCACGGCGAGCATTTCCTTGCCCGATGCCTTGCTGACATGCCTGCGCCAGTTCCATTCTGTTACCTGAAGCTCTTGAGCCTCGATTCCCATAATGTCATCAGTGTGTAGCTCGAATCGCTTAGGCTCTGGTGCTGGGAACTCAGCGCCGCAAGCCGGACACTGACGAGCGGAGATCGGGCAAAGCTCGTTGCATGTATCGCACACCTTGACTGGTGCCTCGCCTTCGCCCGACCCCGCTTTTTTCGGAGGCTGCACTGCCGTGATGGGGCCGTGAGTCTCCACCACGCCAGCAAAGTCGAGCACCAAGCAATGATCGGTGTGACTCTTTGGCCTCATGCCTCGGCCCGCCATCTGCACATAAAGGCTCGGCGACATGGTTGGGCGAAGCATGGCGATTAGGTCAATGTCTGGATAATCAAAGCCGGTCGTTAGCACATTTGCGTTGGTCAGTGCGCGGAGTTTGCCTCCCTTAAAGTCCGCAAGAATTGCGGCCCTTTCAGCCTTGGGCGTGTCGCCAGTCACGCACGCGGCAGCGATGCCGCACTGTTGCAAGACCTCGGCCACGTGCTGAGCATGGGATACGCCAGTGCAGAAAAATAACCAGGCTTTACGATCTTCTGCTCTGGCTATCACCTCACGCACCACGGCGTGATTCTGGTCGTCGGTATCAACGGCGCGCTGAAGATCGGCCTCGATGTATTCCCCGCCGCGCTTCTTGACCTTGGACACATCAAGTCGCGCTCCTGTTACCTTGCTTCGCAGCTTTGACAAGTAACCCCGAAACACCAATTCCTCGATGCTAACCGGCTCAATGAGGTCGGCAAAGATTGCGGGGGCATCGGTGATGAGGCCGTGACCCAAGCGATAAGGGGTAGCGGTCAGCCCAATCACGCGCAGCGCCGGGTTGATTGCTTGAAGCTCGGCTAGGAAAGTTCTGTATCCGCCTTCATCGTTGTGGCTCACAAGGTGGCATTCATCAATCAACACCAAATCAATATGCCCGACTTCCTGCGCCTTGGTTCGGATTGATTGGATTCCTGCAAACGTGATAGGCTCGCTCAAGTCTTTCCGCCCGATGCTGGCCGAATAAATACCCATCGGCGCACCCGGCCAGTGCTGGCGCATCTTCTCGGCGTTTTGCTCGATCAACTCTTTGACATGAGTGAGCATCAGCACCCGAGTATCGGGCCACTTTTGCAGGGCGTCCTTGCACAACGCCGCGACAATGTGGCTTTTGCCTGAGCCGGTCGGCAGCACCAAGCAAGGATTGCCTTCGTTGCCTGCGGCAAGCCAGGCGTAAAACTGGTCAATGGCGCGTTGTTGATAGTCACGGAGCATCATCCAATCACCCTCCCCCCGATCTCACGCATTTCCTTCACAAACCTATCCGGATTCGCGCACGTCGCAGGATTCGCCAGAATCTCCTTGCTGGTAAAAGTATTCTCGTTTGGCTCACCGTTTGCCACGTCCTTGCCGTCAATCACATAAACGGCAATCATGGCATCCAAGCCTTCTTTGATCTGCCACGGCACCAGGTCAGGGTGCAGGACGTGACCCTCGCAACCTGTGCGCTGATACTCCACGGGCACCTCGGCATCGCCATGTCTAGCGCATGTGAATTCGCTGTCAGGTGTGGCGGTAGAGTGCGCGCAGGTGCGGCAATTCACTTCCTTGGTGGTGCGCGTCTTGTGGCAAAACTCGTGCGCCGGGCAAACCTTGCATTGATACCAACTAGGGTCAGTGCTTAAAGGCTCAGGAATACGGTCTGACAAGGCAATACGCTTGCCGCGCTCTACCAGCCAATTGGCGATGGTTGCATTAAAGCTAATCTGCTCCGTCCAGATGCGGTCATCATCCTTGCAGATGGCGACGTACAAAGCCCGATCAATCTGGGTGCCCAGCATATAAACCTGCATTTGGGCGTAGTGCATGGGCTTGGCTTTTTCAACGCCTTTGTCTTGCAACTCATCGAATGATTTTTTGCTGTGTGTCTTAAACTCCACAACGTAACGCTTGCCATCCCCAAACGGAACGCCACATTCTGCGATTCCATCAACTGAGCCAGACACATGGCACCCGAAATCAACGCGGCTTTGTGATTTGCCAGTTCGCTGAATGTCGATGCCAATGGCGCGCAGGTCACTGACTAGCGTTTGCTCCTCAAGCTGGCCACGACGAAACAGGCGCAGGATGCGGCCCGAAAACTTTTCCTGAACTGCCCACCTAAACGACAGCCAGAGCCAACGGTCGCAAGGATGGCCCAACAAAGACGCGCCAAGGTGAGGACGTGGCGGTTCCTGGCGATCTTCGTGTGACTTGTCAATTAGTTCTGCAATCGTGTATTGTGTCATCGTAGTTCTCCAGTCTGTGAAAGTGGCTTTGCCCAGCCTTTCGGCTGGGCTTCTTTTTGCCTATTTACTTCCTGGCCCAAGGAGGCGCAGCGCCGTCGGCCTTCTGTGCAGCAGCGGCAGGCTTTGAAAACGAGGGCACCGCGCTGGCTGGCATGGCATCGCCGGATGCTTTAAAGCCCTTTACGTCATTGCTGGCCTCATAAGTCTTGCCGGTCGCCTCATCAGTTCGGGCTTCGCGCACTTCCAGTTTGATCGACAAGTTGCCGCCAATCAGTTGATCTGTATCGGTCAGCTTTGCCAGACCGAGCGCACGCATCAGCTCGCCAAGTTGCGCGCGGCCAATACTTTCCGCTTTTTCCGACTTGTTCTTGATATTCAGATTGCCAAACACTACCCGCCCTTGATGATTCGGGCCTGTCACGTCGTAACGAATCGCAATGTATTGACCGGTGCCATCTTTGGTGTTTCGCAGCTCGGCTTTGTTAATAGTGACTTGATACCAGCCAGCGGGTAGCGGCTTGAATTCCCCATCGCCA